CTCTGGAAGAAACAGTTTTCACTTGCTGAGATTGTTGCACCAGACCAGTTCAAGACATATGATGAGTTAAAGACTCGTCTAGATTATGTTCTTGGAAATAAGAAGTCCGCTGCACCACAGTTTGAAGAGGAGGATATTGATCGTGGAGAAGCAGAAGAGTTAGTAACTGCTGCTGTATCAAAACCAACTCCTGCAGTAGCAGAAGAAGAGGATGATGCACTATCATATTTTGCTAAACTTGCAGAGGAATAATGAAATATAATCAAATCTGCCTTACTTTACTTGTAATTGCAGCTTGGATTAATCTAATATTTAAGTAGGAGTCTTCGGACTCCTTTTTTTATGGGTTGACTACCTCAGTATTTTCTGCTGCAACTAAATTTGATGTTATATAATTTGAATTCTTATCATATTTAACAATATCTCTTAAATCATTGATAAATGTTTGAACATATCCATTTTTTAATACATCTATTTCTCTTTTTTCTTCATTTATCTTATACTCATATTCTAAATTAGTTACTGCTCTCGCTATTTTATCTGCAGGTACTGTATATTCATCTTTATCATCGAGTTGATTATTTCCTGCTTGTGAAATTAAATTATATCTGTTTGAACCAAATTGAGTTGATGAACCATATATTTTAAAATCAACATCTACAATAAGATTTGGTGGCAATATTTGTTTATCTTGATCATCTCTAATTTCAAAAGTTTCATAATATCTTATTTTATTCATTTCAATCTCTGAACCATATTTTTGTAGTGCATAATCATAAACTTGATAATCTTGTAATGGCCATTCGTGATTTATATTAGTAATTCCAGCGACTAATATTACAATATAATCTAATGTTGAATCACCGTATAGGTATTCAGCGATAGTATCTGGTCTATCTCCATCTTTCAAAACTAATTTTTGATTTGCAATTGCACCACCTCTTACATAATCCATAAGCTTTGCACTACGAAATATGTTTTTTATAACAATATAATCTCTCGATGAATTTTTATGTGATAGTGGAGATTGATATGCTATATTCGGTAGTTCTTTAAAATATCCCATTAATATCCAACTCCTGGACCTGCTGCCACTTGCATATAATCCTCATGATAAATTGGATTCAGTTCTTTAAATGTTAAACTCATTCTTATGTTCACTGGAGTACCATCTTCATACGAAGTGTATGTACCTGCATTTGTATAGTTTACACTCATACCTGTTAATGCACATAATTTAAATGCATGTAAAAAAGGATGATCAACATCATCTTTTAAAAACTTAAGTTGAAAAACATCTGGTGATTGTATGAATATACCTCCAGCAGTTCCATCAAATTCTCCTGCTTTTGGTGCCATTGATGTCTTTAAACGTCTTATAATATCCTTGACAATTCTTGCTTCTTCTGGACCACGAGGTGAAAATGTAATACTATATGGAAAAGTTCTTAAATTTACACCTTGAAAGAGTAATTCTAAATTATTATTCAGAATTTGTCCTGTTGAACGAGAAATAACACTTTGTGGACTTACATTAGAACCTAATGCACCAATTGCTGCTCCAGATAGAGCTGCTCTAACTGCAGCTTGTGTATCAGACTTTAATCCTGGTATATCAATTCCAGTATTCAATGCAGTAACTGCTGTTTGTGCTAAATTTACTGCATTATCACCGATACTTCCTTGCATAGCTTCTTGTGCAACAGCGAGTGAAGCGAGTTCAAGAGCATTTGCCCTGTCTTCACCCCAAGTTACTGAATTGGAATCACTTAAATCTTGAGGAATAGGTAATTCAATTAAATATTTCATCAGTCTATTTGCACTTTTACTCATTCTTGAGTTTGCATCAGTAACTGAAAATTCAATTCCAGGTTTTTCATCTCCAGTGTATGATCCGTAACCACCTGCCTTACCTTCTTTTAAATTTTGTTTAATTTTTTCTCTATCCTTAGTTGTATAAACACTTACTTTTCCTGACTCTTTATCTTTTTTAAATAAATTTGTAGGTGTCACTGTTGCTCCAGCACCAGCTTCTGGGGGTTCAAACTTTAAACATTTTATAACCAGTCTATCACCAGTTCTTTGATTAGGTCCTGATTTTAGTGGATAACTTAAAGGTGGTAATTTTTGATGTAATCTTCTTGGAGTATAACTTTTACCTGCTTTTTTATCTTCAAAGGTCGGTAATTTATTACCTTGCTCCAATGCCATAGTCGCAGTATCTTTATACTCTTGTGAAGAATAGTACGACTCTTGTTCTTTATAATTTGGAGGAAAATTAGGCATATATATTTTTTTTAACTATTTAGTATGATTTTCACAAAAGGTAAAGTTCTCAAGTCTCTTAACTCCATTTCATCTACTTTATACAGACCACCAACCACTTCTGGGAAGGTATATTGTCTCATTTCACCCCAATGATAATTTAATCCTTTGAATCCCCATTGGAAAACATCAGTCACAGCTACAAGAGGGTGTGAGTCATATGCGATGCCAGGTGTTTTTGCACGATATACAAAAACATAAAAATTACCTGCTTCAGGAACATTACTTCCTTCAGTCAATACATCTAATATTTCTGTTGCTAAATCATCGGGACTTTCTGTGCCAATAAGATTTTTCATAATGGGGTCTATTCTACTCATATGTCTAACTCTTTTTCTGTAATTACTTTAAACTCCCACATTCTGTCAGCACAATACTCTCTCGCTGCTTTCCATTTCGCTTGATTTCTTGCATATTCAAATGCTTCACGAATGTAACCTTTAGTTTGTCTTTTTGGTTTCTTTGGTTTTGTTGTTTGTTTGAGTGGTTTCACTTCAATCAGATATCTTTTTATTTTACCTGTGTTTTCTTGAACTTTGATATAAAAATCTGGGAAGTATCTATGCACTCGACTATCGTGAGGTGATATGTACGGAAGAGCAATCTCTTCACTTCCCCATTCTAGTATTTTAGTATTTTTATCACAATACACCATAAATTTTCTTTCCCAAAGTGATCTATAAATGATATTTGTTGGATCACCTTTGTACTTTTTAGGAAAGGATGGATAGTATTTTCCCTTATAAGCCATCTAAATAACTATACTATAGAAGTATTTAGAGTGCCAGCACCAAGACCAAGAGGAATATCAGATATAATGCCTAAGTTACAGAATGTAGCTCAGACATCGCAATTTTTAGTAAAATTTGTTTTACCAAGAGGAGATTGTCGTAGATTTTTACGACAGAAAGGTATAAATGATCGTTTTGTAGCAGATAATGTAGGATTACTTTGTAGTGATGCAGTTTTGCCAGGGAGTGCAATGGCAACTCTCAATACTGCAGGTGATTATCAAGGTGTTATAGAAAGATTTGCTCATACAAGAAATTTCACACAAATTAATTTTGATTTTTATGTTGATAATGAATATAAATCATTAAAATTTTTAGAGCATTGGATGGAATTTATATCAAGTGGATCAATTTCTGACCCTTCATCTGACACTTATCATTTTAAAATGAAATATCCTGATGAATATAAATCTAATGATACAAGAGTTGTAAAGTTTGAAAGAAATCATTTTCAATTTTTAGAGTATAGATTTATTGGTATGTTTCCTCTATCTTTAAATTCGACTAGAGTATCATATCAAAATTCTCAAGTATTAAAAGCAACCGCAACATTTAGTTTTGACAGATATATTTGTGGTGAAACCAGTTCTCTTGCTAGAGCTTTAGGAATAGATTTAAATAATCAATCTACAAGAAATAGAAATGCATCAGCTAGACAAACTGAGTTAAATAATAATAGTTTGTCTAGAATTATGAATGATAATTTAGCAATGTTAAATGAAGGAACAGCATATAGAAACTTACCTGCTAATTTAGTGCAGGGTGGATTAACAAGAAGATTTGGTACAAATAATACTTTATTTAAGGATTCTGATTTTAGTTAATATAAAATACCTTTCAGAAACACCTATAAATAATCATACTGAAGTGCTGTAATTATTATGCCTTTACCAACCATATCAACTCCAACGTATGAGTTGACTTTACCATCATCTAATAGAAAAATAAAATATCGTCCTTTTTTAGTAAAAGAGGAGAAAATTTTAATTATAGCGATGGAATCCCAAGATACAAAACAAATTGCAAGAGCAGTTAAAGATGTTTTGGCAAAATGTATATTAACAAAAGGAATTAAAGTTGATAAACTTGCTACCTTTGATATTGAGTTTTTATTTTTAAATATTCGTGGTAAATCTGTGGGAGAACATATTGAGGTGATGGTCACTTGTCCAGATGATGGAAAAACACAAGTTCCAATGTCAATCAATATTGATGATATAAAAGTTCAAAAAGATAAAAATCACTCTCCTGACATAGTTCTAGATGATACTTATACTTTAAGAATGAAATATCCTTCCTTGAATGAATTTATTAAAACAAATTTTGATCAAGTTGAAAATATGAAAGTTGATGATACATTTGATTTAATTTCATCTTGTATTGATCAAGTATACTCTGACGAAGAAACTTGGTCT